GTATCTGGGGATAATAATATCATCCCCAAATACACGCACCTGGCCACGTAGGCGATTTATCGCTCGCCAACTTATGTCACCATCTAGGCAAGAGCCTAGAGCGATGCATAAGAAGACGATTGATTGGATCGGAAACGTGACAGCTGTTCCTTGCGAGGCGAACTTCTTGAGTTTCAAGAGGCTCGGGACATCAGAAATATCATCTCTGATGTACCTCGTACGTGCGGCGTGCAGAGCGGTCAGAAGCGATTGATTTCGCCTAAAGATTCGCTCCACGGTCCAACACGTAAGTCGGTCGCTAGCATCCGAAAGATCTACGGTTGCTAACTTCCTATCCAAGGAAGCTTGCAAAACGAGTGCGCCTGATTTCGCTTGATCATGGAAATCGACAAAGTGAGTCCCAATGGACTCCCTGAGGCGATCTACCAAGAACTCACGAATTCCTTGCTGACACCACATATGTGATGCTGGCTCGGATGCAATGAGCCTAGGACCTTTTGCAGTCTTAGGAACAGAGATCAGACGACTAGGTACCTCTACGTTAGAGGGCCTATCCCTATCAGAGCCGGCGGTTTTACCCACCAGCTCGAAAGGGAACACGTTCTGTAGCTTATCAGGCCAGTTAGGGAAGTCAGATTTCTCATGACTCTCTAACCGTTCTGAAACAGCGCCAGGGCCATGCCTAAAACCTAGGCCACAGCCCATGGACTCCAATTCCTCAGAACGAGAAATTGGGTCGTATGGACCAATGGCTTCGGAGATCAAGTCAGCAACTTGCTGAACTTGACCTAGGAGGCGGCAGAGTCCGCTGTCGAAGGAGGTGGTCCCTTCTTCGCCTTCTGCTTGCGAGCAGAAGGCTTGAAGAGTTCCACCACTTTCTTCAGCAGAGGGAACACAGCATTCGCCAAGGTGACGAACAGCTGGATCTTCCCCGCCGTAGAGTTCGTCGGAATCCCATCGGAAGGTGGGATCCCGAAGTTCTCGCTCGATGTCATGGTACTTCTCCACGGCCGCTTTTATGCGTTCCGGGGAGCAGTCCACAGCTATCTTCTTCCCAAGACAACAAAGTTGCCTCAAGAAGAAAATGGCAGACACATCGGGCTCCTGTCTTAGGCAGGCGCTCTTGTCGAAAACGCGCAACCATAGTCCCGAAAATAATCTCGGCACATGGATCTTGTGTGATACTCTTGTTGAAAGAGGACCACTTAAGCTAAGGCGCCCGACCTCAAGAGCCTCGATTAAGAGGCTATCAAGGTTCGGAAGATCTAACGTAAACAACGTTAAATCTCGACTTCGACAATACAGGGCTAGTCTATCAAAGTCTTTTGACAAACTATCCTGTAACGCCGGGTATGCCAGAGCAACGTCTCGTAAGAGAATTTGCTCTGCGACATGGAGTAGACTGTCCGCTTGGCTTTTCATTCTCTTTCCTTTCGGAAGGTGGAATCCAAGCCGCAGACTGCTATCCGTAACACTAGTTACCCTTTGGGGCGACTAGCCTGAATAGGATCGTTTCCTTTACGA